GGTCAATATTCCAAGCCATCAAGCGGAAGATGTCTTCTGCATTAAAGTTAATGTCAGAGTCAATAAACATTAAGTCCGTGCAGTCTGAGGCAAGGAAGTCTTTAGCAATTAAGTTGCGGACACGAGAAACAACGGAGCATCCAGAAATGTTGCAAATCTGGATCTGAATACCGTGTTTGGGGGCTTCAACGCAAAAACTGGCTAATGCGATAGCCAGCTTTGCAGATACTTTAAAGTCATAAGCGGGAAGACCAATCATGATCTTCCTGCCTACTAAATTAAAAGAACCTTCCGCTTTTAACTCTTCTGACATTTTTTATCCGTAGTAAATTTGTGCTGCGGTTATGTTGGTCATCAAAGCATAAATTCCATTAGTTGCTAAGACGCCTTCACCTGGAATGATAGGAGCATTACTAAACGTATCTGTGGAGTCATTTTCATAGGTTAATAGCCAACGATTTGCACCAGTAACATAAGCCGCTGTTGCGCTAGTGGATACAGTTCCAGTATTAATATCAACTAATGTAAATGTGTCTGCGCCAGTCCTAGTAATAGAATAATTACCGTCCGTTGCTGCTACACCACTAGCTGAATTAAAATGAATACCTACAATATCTCCAGTTACCAAACCATGTGCTGTTTTTGTAACTGTAACTAGGGTTCCAGTGCGTCCATAAGTTACGCTTGCCGTAACTGGAGCAGTAGTTGTATCAAACAGCACTAAAGTACCATCTGAAGTACCACCATACCAAGAAATGCCTTTAACACGGTTGCGCCCAAGAACAAAAAAACCGCTTTGGTTTAAGTGACCTTGCTTAACGTCATATTGCATTGCCATAATTAATCTCCAAAAGTTAAAGGGACTAGGGAAAACCCTAGCCCGCCAGATTAATTATTAAACGTGGTTTGGAACTGACCGCCATCAGAGTTGCGAACAACGTACTCACAAGTAACTGTAGCTTCGCCGCCAGATGCTGTACCCGCACAAGCGTAGGTAACTGTAAGTGGCAGGTCTGCTGTACCAATATTTGTGAACGTAGCGATATTTGCACCAGTAATGGTAAATGTTGCACGACCAACTGCTAACGGAGTAGTAGTAGCACCACCAACAGTACCTAAAATAGTAGAACCAGCACGGATGGTGATGGTATTACCAGTAGTACCAGCGTAAGCGGTAGTAATGTCAACAAAAATGTTAAGGATCTGCGCTCCTGCTGGAAGAAAGAATTCTGTAGTAGCAGTAGTGTCTGCAACGGTGGTAACACCAGACTGAGCAACAACGGTGCAACCTGTATTACGTACTGTACCAGCGGTAGTGCCAGTAGTATTTTTAACGGTGCCGAGTAACCAAGGACCTAAGTGAGTAGCGAAACCCATAGTAATTCTCCATACAAAGTAAGCTTATTAATCGTGTATGCGTCTGCTGGGACAGTTTAATAAGCTGGTTTCCCAGTTTCTACCATCTTACTACTTTTTTATATCTATGCAAGCATTTTATAAAAGAAAAACCCCGCTTTTTGGGCGGGGTCTTCGTCAATCCAAGGGGCTAATTAAGCACCTTGTGAACCCCACATACCGAGGGGATCAGACCAACCAAAAGAATAACGCTCACGAGACTTGTAACGAACGTTACCAGTGTCGAAGTCGCCGTCCATAGACTGGCTCAAAGGAGTACGAACAAAGTGCTTCATACCGTTTGGAACGTCAGTGCAGAGGAAGTAAGCATTTGGGTCTGTTAAGAAGTTGTTAACTGTGTAACCTTCTGAGATAGAACCGTTGTTTACCAAGGCGTTAATGTCGTTATCGGTTGTACCAACACGCAGTTGAGTTTCGAGCAAACGAGTTGCAACGAACTGTAATGCAGGTGGAACTACCAATTTCTTAGGTTTAGCAGCGATGAGCAGACCACGCTCGTCAGTCCAAGCAGCGATCTGAATAACGGCGGCTTCCAAAGAAGTCTCGTTCAAATCGGCAGCAGTAGCCTGAGTGTTGCTGTTTGTACCGCCAGATACCAATGGGTGAGCAGTGCTGAACAATGGAACGCCATCGCCACCGTAATATTGGGCAGAGTTGGTGAAGCCGTTGTTTAAAACAGCAGCAGCTTTAACCTGTTTGGTATAAGCCATTGCACGAGCCAAAGCCTTGGTATAGCGAGCTGAGAGGCTGTCGTAGAGGTTGTCTTCGATTGCTTCTTCAGTCAAGCTAAAGCCAAGGGCGATAGTTTCGTGGTTATAACGGGCTGTGAATGCCTCTTGTGCATTGTCATAAGCGATGGCAGTGCCTTCGTTTTTGACAGGAGCAGCAGAGAAGCCTGACAGCTTGGTTTCTTCTTCAAACGAACGCTCAGAGGTCTCTGTTTCGTAGATCTCTTTGTGTTGTTCACCATAGCGAGCGTACTCAAGACCAAACAATGCGTTTAGACCTGGGAGCAACTCTTTCAGTAGTTGTGCACGTGAAATAGCCATTTTTTAGCTCCTTAAGCTGCGGTATTTACAGCGGCTGCGCTGTAATATGTGTGAACACCAAAGTTAAACTTAACGATAACCTCAGTGAAAGAACCAGATGCGTTTACAGTCTCTGGAACACCAGAAATCACACGGAAAGGCAGTGTGGTTGTGGTACCAGTAGTTGCAGATACACCCTCGTTTGAGTCACCAAAAGTTGTATTACCAGCAGTAACCAAAATAGCAACGTTGTTGCCAATATCGGTCTGGGTCATACCACCAATGGTTGTGCTGTTTGACAACACTGCTACTTTGAAATAAGTATCAGGATCATCACATACATAAGCAACGATGTCACTAGCCACTGTAGAAGCTGGATAGAACTGTTGTTGCAGGAATTGCTTGGTAGTTGGGTTTGTGAAAGCACAGCCCAAGAAAATACCAACTGCATCTGTTGCGGAATCGGTGGTAGAAACACGGCTCAAAGTTCCGCCTGTATTCAAACGCACGACATCACCGTAAAAAATCGATGTGCCAGAGCCTGAAGCGATTGGAATTTGACGAGTTGCACCAGCGAATACCTGACCACCGATCAAATTGATCGGCTGAAACCCGTAAGGGCCTGCTACGGTAGGATAAGCCATTTAGAACTCCTAAATTAAAATTAATTACTTACCAAAGCTACTTGAAGATTTACGCTCTGAAAAGAGTGGCATCCTCGCATCACTTTGACGCATTAAGTTATTGTCTACAGCTTCCGCCTGAGCATCGGTTTGTTTAGCATAAAAAGCATTACGCTGTATAACGAACTCTTCTGGAGTCTTGCAAAGCAATAACCCACCAATCTCAATATTGTCTTTAAAGCGACTATTGGGATCGATTAACAGTTGCATTTCTGGTTGCTCTTCCATCGGGACTGGCTCCCACTTTTCTCTCAGTTTCGCTGAAAGGTTACGTGGATCTGCTGCTCCCAATGTTGAAATACGTACCCAGTGGTATTTATATCCAGGCAACTTTACGGGTTCTGGAAGTAACTCTGCGGGTGCCCACTGTTGGGGGCGCTCGCTTTTATCACGGGTTTCTATTTCACGGTCAATTCTTTTCGTAGTCATTTTAGATTTCCTTTATTAGTTCACGGGCGTATTGCTCATTTGTTAGTCCTAGCTTCTTAGCAATCGCTTGCTGGGAAGTTGTCAGCCTTACCTTTTTGGAAGATGTGCTGCGACTAGCGGAGGCTACAACAGTGCTAGGTTTTGCCTTGCTCTGAGGTTTTTCGTCATCTACGTCCTCGAAATTCTCAGGGAATCTCTTACGCATTGTTTCGTCAATACGTTTGTAATACTCATCGGTAGTGGCATAAGCCATACCGTTTTGTTTAACAAGCTTTTCATGCAAGCCCAAGGCTAAACTGGTCATCTCGTCATCTTGACCAAACCAAGAGTTTTTCTCTTGCCAGCTTTGGGCTTTCGTATCCCGAACTGGCTGTTGCACTGGTTGTTGTGATATTTGTACATCATTTTCTTGCTCTTGTAAAGCCCTGCGCTGATTTAAATTTTGGGTAGCGTCAAACACCCTATCTAACTTAATCTTGGCAGTGGTCATTTTTTCTTGAGCTTCGACTAATTTATCGCCATCCCCAGACTCATAAGCATCTCGGTATTCTTTCTTAGCCATAGCCAGCTCTTGCTCTGCACTGGTTTTAAACGAGTCTACAGCCACTGCTTCGCTTGAATTAACTTTGCCTTTTAAAGCCTTGTTTTCTTCATAAAGCTTTTTAGCAATAGCCAATGCTTCTTGACGTTCCCGCTCCGCAGCATCTTTTAATCTGCGCTCATCATGGTAAATCTTGCGAAAACCAGCAATTTTCTTCTTTGCTTCCGCAGAATACTCATCAAGCTCATCCCGCTCCAAAGATTCTACAAACTCTGGGTCGGAAGGGATTTTGCCCTGATCTTCTGGTGGGGTGTCGTCTTCAATTTCAACTTCAAAATCGTCCTCTTTGTCAGCGTCTACTGACTTTACTTCTTCTTCATCGGGAAACTTGTAGTTTTCCATTCGTATACTCCTTTTCGTTTACTTACGTTTAATACCACGGGGGTCATCTACTACGCCTTCCACAGAATCATCGTTGATCATGCGGAATTCACGTCCATGAATGACTAAACGGCTACCAGCATAGGGCTTAACAAGGACAAAATCGCCTTGTTTACACCAAGCGCCGCTAGGAAAGCGAGCTTTATCTGTGTAACAGTCTGGTCCTAAACTAACTACAAACAGCACAGTGGTTAGAGTCTCTTCGATCCGCATTGTTTCGTCTGCCTTTGCGATACCGCTTTCAAACTCTTTTTCTTGCTCTGGAATAGCACATAAAATGCGGTAACCAGAGGGTTTGGGGAGCTGTGTTGCCTTTTCTGCGTCTGACTTATCAAGCAAATTCGTAAGATCTACTGCCTGTCCTAAGTCTATTGGACTATTCATCCGAGTTCTCCATTCTATCTTTGAGGTCTAATACGTATCCACGAGCAATGAGCAGACCTCGAATCTCACCACACGATTTTTTGTAATCCTCAAAACTTTCGTAGTTTCCAAGGACTACTGCATCTTTAAGTTGGTTAATTTTTTCGTCAAATTGCTTAACCAACAGTTCTAATTCGGTCATTTGTTGTTATTTCCTTTGTTATTTCGTGCGTTCATCTCAGCGGCTATTAGTTGTGCAGCTATTTGCCCCTTTTGAGCATCTATTTGCTCTCTCTTATGAGCCATATCTACGCCCAGTTTTGTACCTTCAAACTCAGATTTACGGTCTAAAGCAGTCCTGTCCTTCTCCATATTGACTCCTAGACGGGTACCGTCAATTTCTAGCTGACCTTCTACCCGTTGGCGCTCAATAGCTAACTGCTCTACTCTTAATTGAGCATCGACTTGGTCTTTTTGAGCCTTGCGTTGCTGTTCCTGCGCTTTAATCTGGAGTTCTTGCATCTGCATTTGAACGATAGGATCTTGTGCCTGCTCTTGAGCTTGCTGTTGCGCCGCCGCAGCTTGATTTTGCTGGAGAAGTTGAGCAGAAGCTTGCGCTACCAAACGTGAAATTTGGATTTCGTAGTCCTCTGGGAGGGCATCTTGGTCTTCGTCTTTCATATAAGGCAGTGGAGCACCCAGTTGTTGCTCGATCATCTGGCGGTACTTGAACCCAAAGTGCTCCGCAATGTGCGCTTGGAGTGCCGCAGTCATTTGTTGGGCTAGTGGATTCTGTCCAATCACTGCCGCAGTCGTTGGATCTTGCAAGAAATTGGTGTGCGCTGCAATATGAGCGTCCTGATCTTGGTAAATAAACGCTTTTAATGGTTTTTGACTCAAAACATCCATGTTTTCGGTGATCGGATCCTTTGGCTTCTTGTCTTCTTCCAGCGGGATCAGCTTTTGAGCGTTGCGAATTCCCAACACATCAAGCATTTGGCGGTGCAACTGGGGCATATTGTAGATTTGTGGAGCACCTTGAGCCAATTGCAAGACGGCTTGGTACTGAACAATCTTCTGCGCCATCGTTGCCGCATTCGGATCAGACACAGGAATGACCGTGACCATCGAATAATCTGATTTTTTGGCACGGGCACGACCATCCGCAGGCTCGTAGTTGTAAGATTCTGGGGTGTAGTCACGAATAATGTCTTTTAAAAGACGTAATTCCTGCTTCATGGAGTAATGAATACGGGCTTGTACCGCACTCATCACCTTTAAAGTACGCTCCAAGATAGCAAGAGTGGTTCCAACAGGCGCATTCGCACTCATGTCGGAAACCTTCATATCTGCTGCGGAGGCGAATCTACGACCCTCTTCCACGATAGTGCCAAGTAACTGATACAGAACTTGGCTTGGCTCCTTGTACGGCAGCGGCATTAAGTTATCTTTAATGGCTCCAGAAGGTACGTCAACGTCACGGAATTCGCCTGGTGCTATCGGGGTGTCGTCACCTTTGACACGCAATCCACGGGTCTTAAAGCCGCCTGGCAGGTTGCTAAGGGTTCCTGCGTCAACGAGCTGACGAATAAGAGACGTTCCAGACTTCGCAAAGGCTCCGACCAAATGTATGAGACCAAAACAATAAAAGCCAAAACCAGGCACGTAGCCGTAATGAACGAAGTGCTGCCGTTTTTGTTTTGTTTCATCTTCTGGTCTCCAGTTACGTCTAATAGACAAAACCTCTTGAGTTCCCTTTTCCATAGTTACAACATATGGAAGGGCAATCCCCGTTGGTTTCCCGTCTTTATCTACGTCTTCGTAACCTGGCAAATCAAGGTTAACGTGAATCTCAAGCAGTTTAAACCTGTCGTCCGAAGTGGCTCTAAAGCCCATCTTCTCCGCAATTTTCTTTTCTACTTCATCTAAGGCACCAGTAGGCTCATCTAAATCCACGTCTCGGTAGAAACCCTCATACTGCAAACGCTTAAGTTCATTTTGGGTTTTCCGCATAACATGAGTTACACGAGGGGCTTGTTCTAGGCTTGAGGCACCGTAAGGCACCACGATGTCTTCGGCTGGCACAAACATCGATACCTGACGGTTTAAAGCAGGATCAAAGTACACCTTCTTAAATGCGTTGCCAGAAAGTCCCAATCCCCAGATCATTCTTTCATGCTCAGGACGGAATTCCTGCATTACATCGGTTAATTCGTAGTTCATGTCATCTTGGACACGGGTCGCAGCTTCTTTCTTTTCGACAGTCTCTTTGCCAATAATCTGCGTTTTAACGGGACCCGCAGCTGGGAAAGTCTCCATGATCGTTTCGGCTTGAAACTTAACAAGAGCTTCAGATAAAAGGGGATGATATACACCGCAGGCTCCTTCCCAAGGGTCAGTTCTTTCTTCAATCTTCATGCCTAACAGTTCTAAACCATCTACGTAGGTCTGAATCCAATCCTTACGGGCGCTGATGTCTTCTTCAAAGTCTGCCAGTAAATCCCCTGCAATCTCAGTTAATTCACCTTGATCCATGTATTCGGCTAAGTTGTCATCAAAGTCATCGTCTGAATCGTCTTTGCCTAGCTCAATTTCTAAATCGCCTATCCCGATTGTTACGGATTCTGGGTCTTCAATCTCAATTTCAATTGCTGGCTCTTCCGTTAATGAGTCTATCCCTACAGGGGCTTGATAAAGACTTTTTTCAATTGACATAATTTATCCTTAGTAATACGCCACTTTTCGTTTTGGCAAATCATAATCAGGCTCATCCGAGTTAATACGGATAAACCCGCCTTGACGGAATCGCAAAAGAGCTTGGGATGTTGAGTCAACCAAGTCATCGTGGTCTCCGTTAGGAAAAGAAGCACATTCTTCCATTACTTCCTCCGCCCATCTGGTATCGGGACACCATACAAACCCTGATGCAAATAAGTCTGAGATGGCGTTTACACGGGCTATCTTATCACTTCCTTTGCCAGGTGTATATTCCTGTAAGGGGATTCCCATCCGCCTCATTTCATAGATTAACGGTGCTCCCGCCGCTTTCTTCTCAATAATTAAAGTGTGGGGTTCATATTCTTTGTAAAGCTCAAATGCTTTGGCTTTTAGCTCAGGGAATTCCATGCGCTCTTTGAAGGCATCAAGCAAGATAATATGCGCCACTTCCCGCCCTTCTGCATCGTTTTTATGGAATATCCCCCACGTGGTGCAGGCGGAGTAGTCGGCACGGTTATTCTTTTCAAAGGCGGTATCCCACGATTGGATGATGTAATCGCAATACGGAGGCTCATCGTCTTCCCAGATCTTCCACATCTCCCGCTTGATAATTGCACCTTCTTCTGAGGTCGGATTCTGTTGATACTGGGCTTCCCACTTAGAAACAGGGATCTCCGCCTTGATTGCCTCTAGCTCGGACTGTTTCCAAAATTGGGGCCAGAGCGGCTTTCCTGACGGCATCAGCGCAGGGAACTCAATCACTTCCCACTCATCTCCTTCCCGTTTAATCGAGTTTTGGATGATCTGCCCTGTCAGGTCTCGTTTAGACCAGCGGGTCATCACAATCACAATAGCCCCGCCTGGCTGTAGACGTTGGCGAGGACCAGAGGAATACCACTCATAAACCCTGTCGTAGACTTCGGGGTTGCCTTGCATGGCTTCTTGCTCTGAATGGGGGTCGTCAATAATCAGGACATCTGCACCTTTACCCGTGACCGCTCCGCCGACACCAATAGCGAAGTAATCACCGCCTTTGTCGGTATTCCAACGACCTGCCGCCTTGGAGTCAGAAGAAAGCTTGGTGGGAAAGATGTCTTGGTATTCCTGCATATTGACAAGGTTTCGCACTTTCCTTCCGAAACCTACTGCCAGTTCTGCGGTGTGGGCAGTCTGAATAATCTTTTTATTAGGGTATTTACCTAGGAACCAAGCGGGGAATAGATAAGAAGCAAACTCCGACTTGGTGTGGCGGGGCGGCATATTGATAATCAGCCTCTTCAAAGTCCCGTTAGCCACTCTCTCAAAGGCATCTGCCATGTCTTTGTGGTGCTTGCCTGGTATAAACGCAGCCCACATACAGTTCACAAAAGAAAGGAAATGCTCCTTGCAGCGCTCCTTTTGGTCTTCTTGCAGGATGACCTTGATCTTCGGGATCTCAGGGGATTCCTTGGGCAGGGTATCTAGAAGACCCCTGTAACGCTGTAGCTCCGCAGTGGTTAATAAACTCAAAGTGAGGTCATCTTCTCAACGGTTTTGTCGATTGGAACGAGGGAGCGGATCTTGTTTGGTTGCACTTTTAAAAGTCCTCTATCCTTCAGATCGTGGATTATGCGGTGGATATTAGACTTGCTCTTGAGTTTGAGACCAGTGGCTATATCAGCATAACTAGGGGAAAACCCTCGGTACTTAATAAAGTCTTCTATGAAGTGCAACACTTCCATTTGGCGCTCAGTCACTTCTTTCTCCATACATAGATTTTAAAAGGCGGAGCAGTCTCTCTCTTTCCGCATGGCTAAGGCTCTGTATAAAAGCCATGATCTCACTTACAGTTTTCATAGCTCCATTACATCCAAATAAACAGGGGTATGCTCACCCATATAGGCACCAAGGATATTGAACTCGTAGTATTCGATAGCCTGTATCTCACTCATATCCCGCATCAGGATTCTAAGGATCTTGCTTTTGTCATAACAGACTGCCAGTAGATCATTACGCTCCACGACTCCTATGATGGCTTCATCGAACCCATCGAGGGTCAAAAGGTCAGGGTGCTCCTCAGAGATCATTTGAGCAGCTCCAAGGCTTTTCTGACATTGGCTATAGCTGAAGCTAATTCCGCCCTTTCTTGACCCCTTAGCTCTGCTTGTACTGCCATTAGGGATAGGACTAGAGCTTTAAGTTTCTCGGATATAGCCTTTTTGTGTACATCTTTATTCACTTCTGACTCCTGTTTAAACGTTCGTGGTATGTTAC